ATATAATTATTATTCAGGAGGTTCTGGAGCGGCAATGCGTAGTCCATGTATTGGATTAGCATTTAATGGTGAAAATAATAGACACACATTAATTCAAATTGCAATTGAATCTAGTCGTATTACTCATAACTCAGTTATTGGATATTTAGGTGGTCTAACTGCAGCACTATTTACCGCATATGCAATCGAAGAAATACCAATAAAAAAATGGCCATTTAAATTAATTGTGTTATTTAGGGATGGAACAATAAGAAAGTATATTGAAAAATCAGGCAGAGGTCTGGAAGATTTTGATTCTGATGCACATCTCTTTATAAATAAATGGAAACGTTATATTGATGATAAATTTGATAAACATGGTAATTTAATTAAAAAAAGATCTAATATTAATTTATATTTCAGAAGTAAATATTATTATGATAATTTTGGTTTGAAAGAAAAAATAATAAAACAAAAAGTTAATGGAAAAATTATTGAAAAAAAACAAGAAGTGTTCTTTCCAGGTTCTGGTGGAGATGATTCTGTTATTATTGCGTATGATTCATTAATTGATGCTGGTAATAGTTGGGAAAAATTAGTAGTATATGCAATGTTACATGCTGGTGATACTGATACTACTGGTTGTATTGCTGCAGCATGGTATGGTGCGTTGTATGCTATGGATGATGTGCCAAATATAAATATAAAATATCTAGAAAAAAAAGATGAATTAGAAAGATTAGGAAAAGAATTGTATAAAAAATATAAAAAAAATTGATTTTATTATTTAATAATATTAATTTTTAGATTAAGAAATAAAATTATAATTAAATATGAAATGTGATAAAATAGCAGGAGTAAGAGATTTCTATCCAATTGATATGCAAATTCGTAACTGGTTATTTAATAAATGGAGGGAAATATCAAAGTTATATAATTATGTTGAATACGATTCACCAATTGTTGAATATTCAGAATTATATACTAGAAAAAGTAATGATGATATTATTAATGAGATGTATACTTTTAATATTGGTAAAGATAATAAAATTAATTTATGTTTACGACCAGAAATGACACCATCAATAGCAAGAATGATAATGAATGTTTATCCAAAAAGTTCCAAACCTATAAAATGGTTTAGTATATCACAATGTTGGAGGTATGAAACGACTTCGCCTGGTAGAAAAAGAGAACATTATCAATGGAATGTAGATTCATTTGGAGGTGTAAATATTAAAACAGATGTTGAATTATTAGCAATGATTGTAAGATTTTTAAAATCAATTGGATTGGATAGTAAAGATTGTGTTATTAAAATATCAAATAGAATGATCTTACAACAAGTATTAGAAAATAATAATATTAGTGAAAAAATAATATTAAAAGTATTTAATATTATAGATAAATTAAATAAAATCGATAAAATTATAGTAAAAGAATTATTATTAAATGAAATTGATGAAACTTTAGTAGATTTAATTTTTAATATTATTTATATTAAAAAAATAGAAGATTTATATACATTTTTTCAAGAAAGATATGATTTTATTGATGAATTAAAAGAATTATTTAAATTATTTAAAATATATTCAATTAATGAATGGATTGAATTAGATTTAACAATTGTTAGAGGATTATCTTATTATACTGGAATTGTATTTGAAGGATTTTTTAGAAATACGACATGTCAAAGATCAGTATTTGGTGGCGGAAGATACGATAATTTATTAATAACTTATAATTATCCAACTAAAGTACCAGCAATTCGTTTTGGATTTGGTGATATTGTTATAATAGAGTGTTTAAAAGAATTAAATAAATTAAAAATATCTGAATTCAATAATACTATTGATTATTGTATTATTCCATTTAAAAATTTATATAATGAAGCAATAGTAATAGCAGAAAAAATAAGATCAAAAAATAAAATAGTAGAAATATATAATGAAAATACTAAAAAAATGAAAAGAGCATTTAGTTATGCAGATAGAATTGGTGCAAATATTGTTCTTTTTATTGCTCCAGAAGAATATAAAAATGATAATATTGTGATAAAACAATTACGAGAAAATAAACAATATTCTATGAATATAGATAAATTTATAGACGAATTAATTTAATTCATTTACTAATTTAACTAAAATATCACCATGACATGGTTCTGGTTTACACCAACAGCCTAATTCTTTATTCTTAAGTTCACCTAAACTATTATATAATTCGGTATTATTTCTAATATAATCTTCATACATTTTAAGACATTTTTTCCTACCATGTTGTTTAACATTAAATATATTTTTCCATTTTGATTCTTTAGCACCTTTTATATAAAATTCCATATTTCTACCAATATATAAAGTAGTTTCCATACCATTCCACTGTTGAAAATCTTTTATACCTCTTTTATTAAGTTCTTTTTTACGAATATTTACAATTGTTGTCATTATATTTAATTTATATATTAATTATTATCATTTATATTTTTAATATATTCTTTCACAAATTTAATCAATTTTTCAGAAGTTCTTTCATACATAAATTGTTTTTCAGAACCATCATCTAAATAAAGAATGACCGTAGGATATCCTGTAATATCTTTTTCAAAACATATTTGTTCATTACCAGCCTCACATCTTATTTTATTAACTATTAATTGTTCAAAATTTTCTTTTGCATATTCCTCAAATTTTTCCCATTCTGGTAAGAACATTTTAGAATAACCACACCAAGTAGCATAATATAATACAATCTCTGCAATTTTTTTAACTTTTTTTTCTGATTTTATAGTTTTTGGTTGTTCCATTGATTTTACCCTGTTAATGTATAAAATAGAAATTGATGATAATAAAATGATTATAAGAATGATTATCACAACTATAATAATGGATTTCATATATATATAAATACTATTGAAAATAATTAATAATATATAGAAATATAATTAGGATATTTTTTTTATAAATAATAATATATAGGAAAATGACTGGTACTGACAAGAATGTAAGTAGGAGCTGGTTATTTACTAATCAAGATGACATGAGGGGTAATTTATGGTCCAAAGTTGCAATGGATCAAAATTTTAATGCTATGGATACACAAGGTACTCTTTTGGAAAACATACTTATGGCAAAGTACTATGATAATAAGAGAAATGATATGAATGATAACGATATTCATTGGGAAGTTACTGATATGGTTGTTTTAGCCGCTTATTATCATAGGGAACTTGATAAACCATCAGTTCCTGGTAGTAAATTAGTACATATTAAAGAAGCAATTAATGATTATTTAGACGATCACTATGATACTATTATGGATAATATTGTGACATTTATTAATGCAGATATATATAAAGAGGCTAGGGAAAAACTTAGAGATAACCTACAAAATGTGAATGAATTGGCAAATTCTATTGCTAATGATAATGAGCGTTACATAATAAGTAGTGTAGATGGGCTAGTAGATACTAAAATTATTACTAGTGGAAACAACAGTAGTATCCTAGATTTATTAAAGGATAAATTTAATATACTAAATGACAATCAATTGAATAATATGGTTGATCAATTGCAAGTAAAATTCATGCAGAATGTTACATTAATAATTTCGGGTGCACTTAGACGAATGGCAATGGGTAATAACTTTTTAGTAAATAAAGATGATGTACAGGAGAGTAGTGAGGTTCTTATGACTAAAAATGCTTTTGTGAATGACTTATTTGATGTTATAAAACAAACAGTACTACCTTTATATGCAAGCCATAATAATGATCTAACAAAAACAGTTCCTAAATCAATTTATCAAAATGTTTATTTAAGATGGAATGATATGGATGAACAAACAAAGAAATTTTATGAAAAATTTCTTAATTTGTTACAACGTAATGCAGATGGAACAGAATCACCAGTTGATGAAAGTAATTATGCTAATCCAATTTCAGATGATCAATTGACAAATTATCGTTTTAATTTAAAAAAAATTGAATCTGGATCAGATGTTACTGTATTTGAAAATAGTTTACCAAAACTTCCTTCATATACTAATTTATGGTACACTGATAAAAACGGTGAAAAAAAATACATATCAAATGTGCAGCTTAACGTAAGAGTAAATGTTTTAAGACTTATATATCATAATATTTATAATAATATTGATATTTATGATGATATGGATATAGTTAAAAATTGGGAATCTGCAAAATCCCTATTAACAGTTCCTTATTTTAACATTACTGGTAAAGTAGATAAAATCATAAAAGAAAGATTCTTTAGATTGAGCAAAGCAAAATTTGTTGACATACCAGAAGCAGAAGAAGAAGCAGAAGAAGCAACAAAAGCATATAATTATATAAGTTTAATTGATAAAGGAATTTGGAGACGTAATTATCAAGGTGAATATTTTAAAAATGTAGGTGGGAAAGAAGTCAGATATAATGCAGATGATTCAGAAACAAAAAAATTATTCCAAGCAAAAAATATGTGTTATTCAACAATGGTTAATGATGAGAGTATTCAAAAATGTCGTGAAGAATATATAATGGGTTGTTTATTGAATGATGATGCTAAAAGTTTAGAAAATTGTATAAAAAAACTAAAACGTACTACACAATGGATTGAAAAAGTTAAAAATGAAATAAATAATATACATCCACTAGTAGCTGTAAGAACACTTCAAAAATTTGGATTTAAGACGTCAACTGTAAATGATGAACAAGCTGGAATGCAATTAGTTAAAGTAGATAATGTTGAAAGATGGTTAAAAGATACTATAAAAGATACTCTTAAGGATAATCCACAACAAATGATGGCTATTCTAGAGAATGATATTTTACTACAATATTTACAATTGTTGTCAGATTATGTTAATGGAAATCCTGGAATTTTAAACAGAGGTTACGGTGGAACCAGTGAAGAAGCAGTTGGAATGTTAAAAGAATCATCATTGATTAGAGCATTAGGTATTCCTGCACGCAAAGAACCAAGTAGAAAAGAAGAAGTTCGTTATGAATTAGGTTTATTGAAAAATAATTTTAATACAAATTATATTGGAACATTATTGAAAATGCAAAAAAATCCATTTTTTGTTACAATGAATGATAAAGTATATTCTCCATTTGGTAATGCAATTCATCCAGGAGTTCGTGTACTTGTCCCAGCAGCACAAAGAGGTGGTAATAATGACAAAATGCAATGGGTACTTAGGAAGATGAATAATGAAACAGGTACAACTAGTGTAGTTGGAGCAAAATTAATTAAAGAAATATTTAATCAAACTGTTCAAGAATTAAATGCTCGTAATAAACATTTGCATGAAAAAGATTTAGAGAATATTCAAAAACGTTTAAATAATATGGTTAAACAAGAAGAAGAATTATTGAGGACAGTGTATTATATTGATGAATATAATAAATTACTAGATTCTTTAAGAGATTATAATCCTAAAACACTAAATATAGAAGGTCTTAAAAATCTAGTAGAACGTCATTCTAAATTACATACAAGATATTATGACTCTGGTAAAACATTGGTACAAATTTTAGAACAAATTCAAAAATTACTTGGAGAAGAAGATAATAAATCAAGAAAAACCATTTCGCTAGATTAAGTAAATTTTAATAGTTTTTATTACACAAAAGTTAAAATATTAATTATATTTTAACAATTAAATTTAAATTATATCGATTCTTCTCTATCATTCGCAAAAACTAAACCAGACAATCCGTTAGAAATTCGTAAAACATTATAAACTATACAATAAATTCTTAATTTTGCCGTATTTTGAAAATCTATTTCTGGATTAACAATTAATTTAAGTAATGTATTATCAATTTTACTCATATTTGCGGTAGCAGATGGTTGATGTTTTTCAGGGTGTAATGCAAAAGAATAAGTATTTATACCAGTTTGTGGATTATGAGTATGATTTTGGTAAGGTTGAACCAATTCAAAATAATCACTATCACGTAAACTAACTCTTTCTTGAGAATTGAATAATACAGTTTCTTTTAATATAATATTTTTTCCAATCGGATTTTCATTTTTATCTTTTATAAGACTATTAGTATAATTAAATAAATCATTTATCCTTGTATTTTGTGTCAATGTTAATTGTGTAACCCATTGTAATTCTTTACAAGGTTGTGTAAATCCTAATTTAAATGATTGATTAATACCATTAATAGTATTTTCACCATTAAAAAATACTTGTTCAATTAAATATTCATGTCTTGCTTGTGAAAATCTAACTCTTTCTTCATTATCTAAATATATAAATTCTACTAATAAAAAAGCATCTTTAATAATAATATTTTCAAATGCAATCGATCTATTAGTATGTGATCTTTCACTGACATTTATTTTTGGCATTGCTAAAAAATCAGTAGTTAATCCTCTTATAAAATATTGTTGATTGACATAAGAACCATCCGGATTTCTTGCATATAATACTGCATCCTGATCAGCTTCTGTTTGGATATTTTGTGTATTATCTACACTAACACTTAAAAATCCATTATTAGTAAGTCTCCATATATACAATCTTCTATTTATAATATCAAAATGAATAAATCTAGCCAAAGATCTAACACCATCAATTATTTGTTCAATAAATTCATATTTTTCAAAATTTACAAAATCATTATCAACTTCAATATAATGTGTTGGTGTAATAATATGAAGTTTATCAAAATCATTTATTTCAAGATTTATTTTAATATGATTATATTGCAAACTGATTGCTGGTAGTGCTAATCCATAAAATCTATTAAACCAAAATTTTAATGGAATAAATAATTTATATTGTTTCTTTCCATTGCTAAATTCAGTAAGTTCTTTTACATCCCCTAAAATTTTACTCAAATCTTTATTATTAGTTATAGTTAATTCATGCCATATATTTAACCAATCTCCATATTGTCTATCTATTAATTCATTTCCAATTTCAATTTCGATTGTTTTTATTAATGCATATCCTACTCTTCTAACCCATGCGAATTTCGTAAGAATATCTACATCATTATTTTCGTCTTTAAATTGTGGTATTGTTGGTAATATTACGACTAAATGTGTTTTACCAATTAAATCACCATTTCTATTTATAATTGCAGTAACTCTTCTACCAAAATCAGGTCCATGTGTAAAAAACTGTGGAATTACTTCAGTAGAAAAATTAGTATGTCTTCTATATACTATTTTAAAAAAAGTTATTTGTGGATCTTTAGTTAAGTACATATCTTGTACACCATATGCTACTAATTGAATTAATCCTCCACTCATATATAGTATATTAATAATAAAATGCTAGTCCAGCTAACCCGCTCATATTTCTTAGATAATTAATATTAAGACAATATATAGCAAGTCTGAATCTTATTTTATCATCATTAATTTCTTGAATAGCTTGATCATCTAATATAATTTCTACATTAGCATGTTCAATTTTTCCAAAATTTGCCGAACCACTTGGTTGCTGTGCATCTTCGGGATGTAGTGCAAAAGAATAACTATTAA